CCTTTGTATTGTCAATGCTGCACTCTGTCGTTTTGCGTACGAGCTCTCTGGTAGTCGAGCGGATGGCCGACTCGTTGGTTTGAATGATGGTCCGTTTGCCTTTAATGGTGACGATATTATTATGAAAATCAATGAATCTGGTTATCGCCTCTGGCGACGATTTACTCGATATGTTGGACTGGTGGAAAGTGTGGGTAAGACGTATTATTCTGAACAGTGGTTGAATATAAATTCTACTGACTTCTTTTTTGTTGAAGGGCGTCGTATCGGTGTGAAATCCGATGACGAAAAACTAAAGGAGTTAACAGAACAGTTTAATACTTTTAAGAAAGAAAATCCTAATTTTCCAAATCCGGAAACGGTCCGCTTTGAAAATCCATCACACTCGGCTACAATGGCCTGTTCTTTCAAGAGAATCCGATATATTAATATGGGATTGTTGATGGGTCTGAAACGTTCGGTTGTGAAAAAGGAAACCGTTCAGAATGGAATAGAGGAAGCTTTTGCTGAAGTCTCTCTCGGAGCGCGTGCTCATGAACTTGTAAATATGGCGCCTCCGCGTTTGCATGACGTTTTAATGTCAGCATACGTGGATGCCCATTGGAAAACACTTAGTAAAATTCGTGTTCCATGGTTCATGCCCGCGTATCTGGGAGGATTGCAATTGCCTCCTTATTTCAATCGCGAAGGTGTTTGGTGTGGTCCTACTATGAGGGACCTGTGCATTGGTAAAAATATACTATTGAATTACTCACAATATAAGCCTCGTGCTTTTTCTGAAAATCAATGGTTATTACATTCACTGGTTAATAAAACTATCATGCCTAAGGCCACACTACTCACTAACGATAAAAATCTCATCTCAAACCATGACACTTTGTATTCTCATGCAATTGTCTCTGTGCTGTTTGATTCGTCAATCGTTTTGCGCGATATTTTCAATAAAGAAAAAGTATCGGCCAATATGAAGACTTTACGTCACAACGAGAAGATCTGGAAAACCGCTAAGCCTCTTAGCCGTCCCGATCCACGAAAAATTCTCGATCCTCGTAATACTGAATTCAAATTGGTTGTTGACATCAACAAAATCATTCGCACTGCAGACAGTTCTCCTCTTCCTCCACCTTCCCATGAAATTATTATTCGAACTCCACCTGAAAGCTCACATAAAGAAATAAAAATTGAAAAAAACATTATAATTGAAAAAAAAAAAAAAAAAAAAACCCGAGAAACGAAAAGAAAAACGTAAGAACAACAAGCA